CAAAGAGTTGCGGATGGCGTTAGCATCTCAAAGTCAAGCAAAATCGGTGAGTTCAAATATGGTTTCGCACGACAAAAGTTTTCAGGTGGGGCTACAACGCAAACCCTATGGGGTGGTTCTGAGTTTGGATCTAATAAGTTCAAGCAGTTCCCTACATATTCGGGAAGGCAAGGCAGAGGTAGTCGTGGTTGGTTTATCTACCCAACGCTTCGCAGAATTCAGCCTGAATTGATTAACAAATGGGAAGCAGCCTATAACCGCATATTGGATAAGTGGTCATAATGGCAAGAGATACAAGAACGCTATCCCTCAAGATCCTTGCAGATATTGATGACCTAAAGAATAAATTAAATCAAGCTGACAATGCAGTTGAGAGTAATAGCGAAAAGATTGCAGCATTTGGAAAGAAAGCTGCTGCTGCATTTGCAGTTGCTGCTGCTGCTGCCGTTGCCTATGGCACTAAATTAGCCGTTGATGGGGTCAAGGCTGCAATAGAGGATGAGGCTGCACAACTTAGGTTGGCTGCTGCCTTACGATCTGCCACAGGCGCAACTGATGCTCAAATTAAAGCAACAGAGGACATGATCCTCAAAACATCTTTGGCGACCGGAGTTGCCGATGACAAACTTAGACCGGCAATGCAGAGATTGGCAGTATCCACAAAATCGACTGAGGAAGCACAAAAATTATTAAACCTTGCTTTAGATATATCAAAAGGTCGAGGATTAGATTTAGAAACAGTCGCAAATGCTTTGGGTCGAGCGCAGGATGGAAACACAACTGCACTTGGCAGACTAGGACTTGGATTATCAAAAGCAGAATTGGCAACACTTACATTTACACAGGTGCAAGAGCGATTGTCAGATCTTTATGGTGGCGCAGCAGCTGCAAATGCTGAAACATTTCAAGGCAAAATAGATCGCCTTAAAGTTGGATTTGATGAAGCAAAAGAAAGTCTTGGAGTTGCCTTATTGCCACAGGTTGAAAAGTTTATTGGTTTCTTAAACACAACCGGCATTCCAGCATTGAATGGCTTTGTTGCAGGATTAACCGGTGATGCAGGATTGAGCGCATCTCTCAATGAAACACAGAGAAGTGCTGAGGCATTTGGCAATGCCATAAGCAAGGTTGCAGGACTAATCTCTGGTTTCATTACATTTGTGCGTGAGGCAATTGGCTTGGTTGCATCATTAGCCAATGAGATGATTAGAGTTGCAAATGTTATTCCCGGAGTTAATATCCCATCAATTTCAAATCTAGCACCATCTGCACAACAATCATTTGTTGCGCCATCAATCGCAGCTGTGCCAAATGTTAGAGAGAGTCGAGCAGTAGCACCAGTTGTCAATAACATAACAGTTCAAGCAGTAGATAGTGAAGGATCTGCCAGAGCAGTTGCGAAAGTCTTGAATCAAAGCGCATCAAGATCAGTTCCACAGCTATACAATGGCGGCATAACTAGGTCACGATAATGACTGTATTTACACCGGATTGGAAACTCACAGTTAATTCAGTTGAATATACTAATGTTGCAATCTCAGACATAACTCATCAGGCAGGTCGTGATGATATTTACGCACAACCAAATCCATCCTACATATCCCTTACTTTAGTTGCCTTAAACAATGAGAATTATGATTTACAAGTCAATGACGGAATAACCTTACAAGTTAAAGATAGTTCAGCAGCCTATACGACTTTGTTTGGTGGCAACATAACTGACATAACTGTTGAGGTTGCATCAGCAAGTTCAATAGGTCAAACCTACAATTATCAGATTATTGCTTTGGGCTCATTAGCTAAATTGCCAAAAGTTATTTACAATGCCACACTTTCACAAGATGAGGATGGCGACCAAATCTATGCATTGCTTTCTGATTTATTCTTAAACAATTGGAATGAAGTTCCACCAGCTGAAACATGGGCTGGATATGATGCAACAACTACTTGGGCAAATGCAGAAAATCTAGGACTAGGCGAAATTGATCAGCCTGGACAATATGTAATGGAAAATAGGGCATCAGATCCCGATACTGTATTTAATATCGCAAGCCTAATAGCAGACAGCGCATTTGGTGTCTTGTATGAGGACAATCAAGGTCGCATTGGTTATGCAGACAGTATTCACCGGCAAACATATCTTGCTGCAAATGGATACACAGAAATTTCAGCCAATACAGCCTTTGGTACGGGATTAAGAGTCTTAACTAGGGGCGCAGATATTCGTAATGAAATCTTTATCAATTATGGCAACAACTTTGGATCACAAGAGAGTGCGACAGATTTAGATAGCGTTGAAACCTTTGGCTATCGTGGCGAAACAATTAGCACAGTTTTGCATGATGCTGGTGATGCTCAGGATGTGGCTGATCGCTATATTGCTTTGCGCTCCTACCCTAGAGCTTTATTTGATGCAATCACTTTCCCAATTACAAACTCAGAGATTGATGATGCTGACCGAGATGCCTTGCTTGGGATCTTTATTGGTCAGCCATTGAGGATTACCGATCTACCTGTCCACATAGCACCTTCCGGACAGTTTGAAGGTTATGTTGAAGGCTGGCGTTGGAGCACTAGATTTAATGAATTATTTCTGACCATAAATCTGAGCCCTATTGAATTCTCACAGGTTGCACTTGACTGGGATCAGGTATCAGCCTCAGAGGCATGGAACACTTTATCCGCTATACTAACATGGGAAAATGCGATTGGAGCAGTAGCTTAACATGGCAACAACTACAAATTATGGGTGGACAACACCAAATGACACCGATCTGGTCAAAGATGGCGCAGCTGCTATTCGCACACTTGGTTCATCTATTGATACAACAACTAAAAACTTAAATCCTGAAACAACGACAGGTGATATTGCATATCGATCAGCAACAGCAAATACTAATACAAGATTGGCAATTGGAAGCACCGGACAAGTTTTAACTGTTGCAGGTGGAGTTCCTGTTTGGGCAGATGGTGATGATGCAAATGCAATTCAAAATTCTATTGTTGATGCTAAAGGAGATATTATTGCAGCATCAGCAGATAACACTCCAGCAAGATTAGCCGTTGGCACAAATGACCACAGATTAGTGGCAGCAAGCGGTGAAGCAACCGGTTTGAAATATGTTGCAGATACTCAAAATACAGTTATTGATGCTGCTGGAGATTTACTTTATGGAACAGCAGCCGATACTTTAGCCAGACTAGCAATTGGTACAGCAGGTCAAGTGCTTACAGTTAATTCTGGTGCTACCGCTCCTCAGTGGGCTGCACCTGCTAGTGGTGTGCCAGCAAATGATAACAATTTTGTTAGCACTCAACAAAGTACAACTTCTAATTCTTTTACAGATTTGACAACCACCCAAGCAGTAACTGTTACAACAGGGACAAAAGCATTGGTAATTGTAGGTGCTGCTATTAATTCAGACGGTGGTTCAGGCGGTGGTTATGTAGGTTGTACTGTATCAGGAGCCAGTAGCATTTCTGCCAGTACAGATCAGGCATTTGGATATAACTCGCAAGTGGGTTCAAAAGCATTTATGTATGACAATTTAACAGCAGGTAGTAATACATTTACTTTAAAATTTAGGAGATTAAATGCTACAGGTAATGCTTATTTTTCAGACAGAGAAATCGTCGTAGTAGATATGGGTTCATAAAATGATTACAACAAATAAAAATATTAATCTAGATCAACTTAACAGAGAATTGGGAAATCAGGGTTTAATAGCAGATTTTAATGATCCGAATAATAAAATTATTGGGGTGGCTGACAATTCAACAGTTACTGATGAACAATTAGCAGAGGCAATTAAAGTTCATATTGCAATTGATGATGATCTTGTACTGGCTCAGGCAAAAGCAGCAGCCGCAGCCAAATTAGCAGCACTGGGTTTAACTGTTGAGGATTTGCAAGCCTTAGGTTTGTAGCACAATCTTAGGAAATAATGCCAAACCTGTTGCAAATTGCTAAAGCCGAGATTGGCTATCAGGAGCAGCCTGTCAATGACACAAAGTATGGCAAATGGTATGGCTTAAATAATCAGGCTTGGTGCGCCATGTTTGTATCTTGGTGCTATAACAAAGCAGGACTTGGTGGTTCAATAGCAGCTCAATCCGGTAAAGGATTTGCAAGTTGCGATCATGCCCTTAAATGGTTTGCCATGCTTGGCAAGCTGATACCGGTAGGACAGGCAAAAGCCGGTGATATTGTGTTTTTCCAATTTGACAAAGATGCCGAGCCGGATCATGTTGGCATTGTCAAATGGAACAACACAGCACTTAAATACTTGCAAGTCATTGAGGGCAATACTTCATCCGGTAAGCAAGGCAGCCAATCAAATGGCGATGGTGTTTATTTACGCAAACGCAACTATTCACTAATCATGGCAGTTGCCCGACCATAGGAGATGCATGAAACTATCAAATAAACACAAGGCAGCAATCAAGTCATATTTAAGAGCTGTGGCTGCATCAGGCATAACTGTTGCACTCGCAATTGTCGCTGATATCAGACCAGAGTTTGCAGTATTACTGGGCGCATTGATTGCACCAGTAGCAAAAGCAATTGATCCAAATTCAGGGAGCGAAGCAGACTATGGCGTCAATGCCAAATGACACCAACAGAATGGGCTGGCTTTGGGGCTGGCGTGTGCGCTGTGCTAACAGGCGTGCTGATCGGGTTTCGTTTCCTAGTTAAAGGCTGGCTTAATGAGTTGCGTCCGAATTCTGGCAACAGCCTCAAAGATCAAATTACCAGACTTGAAAAGCGTGTTGATGATCTGTTTGTCTTAATCAGTAAGCAATAATTTTCCTATGGCGAACACACGAAAACCTATTAAACACAAAAAGATCAATCGTCGAGTAGTTCGCCAAACTCGTGAATTGACGAAACTAGATACCCACTTTATAACATTGCATGAAGCATTTATGGCTGCAAAGCGTGCAGGGTTTAGTAAAGAAATGGCGTTTTGGATTATGCAAGAGCCAAACGCCTTGCCCGACTGGATCTCCAACGATAAACCTGATGCGATAATTCCACGCATCGATCCGGATCAGGATGACGACTAAACCTAATCGCAGGTATTTAGTAGTTCCTGATTTACAAATTCCGTTGCATCATGTTGCAGCTGTTAAGAATTTGATTGCAATGACAAAGCGAGAGAAGTTTGATTTTGTCTTAAATTGTGGTGATGAGATGGATATGGGATCTCAGAGTCGTTGGGCAAAAGGAACTAAGTTAGAGTTTGCAGAAACGCTCGATGAGGAAAGATCACTAGCTCAAGAGATACTTTACGACTTAGGCACGACAGACATAATCCGAAGCAATCACACAGACCGGCTTTACACCACATTGCTTAAAGGTGCGCCATCATTGATCGGATTGCCAGAATTGGCTTATGACAAATTCATGGATTTCAGTAGATTGGGTATTCACTATCATCGCAAAGCCTATGAGTTTGAGCGTGGCTTTTATCTGGCACATGGGGATGAAGGCAACATGTCTAAGCATGCCGGTATAACTGCTCTAAATCTTAGTAAAAAGTGGTCTGGAAGCGTCGTTTGTGGGCATTCCCATAGGCAGGGTGCAGTCCGACATACAACTGGCTTAAATGGGCGTTATTCAACGATTTGGGGCATTGAGGCTGGACACCTTATGGATATGAGGCAAGCAGGGTATCTTAAATACAATTCAGCCGACTGGAATATGGGATTTGTGGTTATGCAATTTGGCAAAAAAGGTCATCAAGTAGAGCTGATCCCAGTCAATCAAGACGGATCATTTACCTATAACAGGCGCACTTACTCCTAAATCGTTATCATTTCGTTATCAAATAACTGCTACAAATCCCCCAAATGTCCTTGCATTGGGTCATACTTTATGTATCCACAAAGGCTGTGGATATGTAAGGGAGCAACATGAACCAAGAGTTAGAGGACTTAATGCTGGAGTATTTACTCCGCAAGAAGTTGTTAAAAGACACAGCGAATAAACCAAATATGCCAATTGCACCAAAAAGATCTAGAAAAATATCTAGGGGTGTCATTCATAACTGGACTGATCAAGATTTTCAAAAGGTGGCATTCTTATACAAAGAAGGCAATTCGCCACAAGCAATTGCTCAAAATATGGGCATGAGGACACAACAAATTATTGGCGCAATTGCTGGTATGCAAGGGCGAAATCCTAAATGGAATGCTCCAAGATTGTTGGTGCAATCATGACTATAAAAGATGACATGATGCAGCTGGCTTGGATCTATCTAGGCACAGGTGTAGCAGCATATATTATTTGGATGATTAGGGATAACGCATTTCAGTCTGGCTATTGGAAGGGTCGCAAGCAAGGCTGGGATATGCACCGGAGAATGATCAACACTCAGCGCACAACTGATGAGGTCTTTGATTATGACAAGCAGAACTGAGTTATTGGATGAATGCGCCCGTATCCTCACCGATCGAGGATCGATTTACGGAAGCAGTCAAAGCAATCACGAACGCATCTCAGAGCTGTGGTCTGCTTATTATGGAAATTACATTTCGCCAATGCAGGTCAGCCTTATGCAATTGCTCGTTAAAGTCAGCCGGCTCGCAGAAACTGCAAATCACAAAGATAGTATTAAAGACATCATTGGATACGCAGCCATTTATCAAGAGCTGTATGACAACTACGACAAGGACTACGGAGTAGCTGATGGCATTTAACATGAACGATTATGAGGATGTCGCAAGCCTTAACAAGTGGTTTATTAGCAACTTTCCAACGGGTCGATCTGAGATCACAGTTATTACTCATGATCCGAAGGAGGGTTATATCTTGTGCATGGCTACGCTGTGGCGAGATAGTGCTGACCTTTATCCGGCAGTTTCCAATGTCGCATTTGGATCAAGGGAAACTTATATCCCAAACATGAAAAAATTCTATGTTGAGGATACTGCTACATCAGCACTTGGGAGGGCAATAATTATACTCAAGGGATCTGACAAGACAGCAACCAAAGATGACATGAGAAAGGTAGAAAATGAACCGATTAAAAATGTATATGGCAAGAGTGGTAATGCGCAGCTTATTGAACTGGCACTCCGCAAATCATTTGCAGATGATGCTAAGTCAGGAGATGA